TGGCAGATGGGAAGGGATTCGAAAAATGCTTTATAATATCGTATTGGCGAGGGGTATAAAAATAGTAGTCAGCTAAAAAATCAGCAAAAAGTAATTGGTAGGGGACAAATTTTAGGCAATCTTACCGTGTCGGTAGATTTTTTATCGCGCTATTAGGTTCGTTCATAGCGCTATCGTCGATCGATATTAGCGTGCCGCCCTCTAAACCCAGGTCATATTCGACGTCGCGCTCATAAAAGCGCCTTTTTGCGTGTTCTTCGTCCATATCGGCGTCAGAATTTACGCTGACAACTTTCTCATCTGCGCTTTGCTCTTGCATATCCGTATCCCGTGTATCGCCCGCCTTGCGAAAAGCGCCGCGTATGTCCTGCACGAGTGCAAAAGCTTTGGAGCCGATAGACAGAGCTCTTAACGCAGTCGTAAGATACAGTTGCGATGTCGAAGTAGCGCCAGCTGCCGCAAATCCACCTATAGACGCCCCTTGTGTCCCTGCAGGGCCTAGACCCGCGGAGCTACCGGCTCCCGCCCAAGAGCTTACGCTCACGCCGTTGTAAAGCTGGCAGGTTTGATTGGCGCCTGCTGCTCCTGCAACAGCCTGATTGGTTGCGGTGCTAGCGTTTTGAGCGGCGGCAGTTTGAAAGAAAAAGTCTTTTGCGGCGGTATAGATCGATCCGATCGCGCCGACCCACCCCATTACTCGACCAATTTTACTGAGAGTTTTATTGCCTGCTATCATTCCTAACGTTGTGATAAATCCGCCGATTGCGCCTACGATTGCGAGCGTCGCCATAGCGCCCGCTAAAGTTACCGTTCCGCCGCTACCTACGATTGCTCCTATTGTAGCCCCTGCGGCAGGGCCATAAGTGCCTACGCTTACCGCTATTAAAAAAATAGAAAGAAAAAATAGAACGGGAGGTATTATTTGCTTATACCAGCCTCCTTTTTTACTTTTTGTATGATAGGTGACGCCATAAAGGTTATTCCAATTTTTTACCCAGCGTCGAACTCCCATTATTGGGACATCGCTGTCTGCATAAAAAAGAGGATATGCCGCGGCAGATATCGAACCGGCATCCGGTTTATCATCCTTTGGGTTATTGTTCCCTATGTATATACAAACCGTCGCATCGGATGTATCGATTAAGTAATTATTCACATATTCAAACTCGGCGATCCCTAATTTTGTCGCTATATCTTGAGCCATTGTAAGCCCTCCATATGTCGATACTCCATAAGGTTCAAGATGGGATTTATGATAGGTTTCTAAAATTGCATTAAATTTCTCAAAAGAGAATTTGCTCCCAAAATTTTTGCAATAAAAGCTAAAATCGGATACCTTGGTTTTTTTTACCCAAAAATAGTCGGTTATTTCGCCCTCGCTCGGGCCGTTATATGTTTCAATAGGACTCTGTTTATTAAATAGCTGCGAAAGCCCGAGATTATTAACCCCATCTCTAGCGTATGGCTGCACGCCGCCGCTATTGATATTGTATGCTCCATTCTCGGGTTTTATCCATTCTCCACTTACTGCATGCCCCCATCTTTTTACTTGCTCCGTTTTGTCTTTGCAAAAATAAACTCGCCCCCATTTTTTAGTGTTTAGGTATATTACGCCAGCCCGTCCTTTACGGACAAGCTGTCTGTGGAGATATTCATATATGCGACCATATGAAACGGCACTCCATATCATCCCGTTTCTGGCGTCTTCTACGAAATTCCACGAGGTCTGCTTAAAAAACGCAGCGGCATCGGTAGGCATTACGGCACGACCTTATCGATCGCATCGAACATTTTTGTAGTCATATCCGCAGGCGGAGTAAGGCCGCCTACAGAGTAGCCGAATACGCTATCTTTAAGAAGGCTCGCTTTTTGAATTCTTAGCTTGTCGTCGTAGCTTTTGATCTCTCTATCTATCGCCTGACCTCGCTTCTTTTCGCTATTGGTCTGTTCTTTGATTAGAGCCGTGCGCGCCTCGTTAAATGCCGCCTCCCGATCTGCCAAATTTAGCTTTTTCTCCATCAGATCAAGCTCGCGTTCTTTGAGTTTGACATCGGCATCGGCTATTTTTACTTGGGCTTCGAGCTGCTGTTTTCGCAAAGGAAGCTCCTCGCTTTCGCTAAGAAGTCGCAGGGCGATCTCTTGACTGCTCGTCGTTACGCTCTGCGTCATCGAAACGAGAGTGTTGCAAAGCATATCAAATTTCTTGTCATTCGCCGCTCCGTATTTTTCAAAATACTCATCGATCTTCCCAGCGAATTTATCATACGGCGTATCTGCCGCCATGGTGTCGCCGAGCACGCGCTTATAAAGCTCGCTATATGCTTCTTTATAATCGGCCATTTTTTAATCCTTTAATATAATCCTCAACCCTTTTTGGGGTTTGGCGATACAGTAGGCTCGCGCGCAGATTTCTTGCCGCCTGTGCGTAGTCTCCAGCTTCGATGCAGCTTAGAGTATGACGGAAGCCCATAAGCCCCGCAAGCCCTAGCTGATACGCCATTTCGATTAGGGTGTCCTGCACGTTTTGCGGCTTGCTCCCTAGCCACGGCAAGCACTGAAAGAGCCGTTTTCCCAGCTTTTTTAGCTTGAGATTCAAAATTTTATCCGCCACCTCTTTACCCATCGGCTCTGTTTTGCCATTATTTAGCGCTAGCTCATCAGGACTTAGCGCCGAGACCAAAAAGCCGTATCCTATCGTAGCCTTTCCGAGGCTGTCTTTGTATATGTGATCCCGAAAGCCCTCGTGGGTTTTGATGTTTTCGATGAGGCTCATATCCCCTCCTCGCTCGTGATTTCGATGAATTCTATGTGTTTGCCCGAACAAATTTTGAAAAACGAATTATATGTCCGAACGGAATTCGTAACTCCCGCGGCGCTGTATCCGTCGCCTATGAGGATACATCCCGACGTATCTTGCGGGTAGTTTCCCGTATGGATCAGAATGTATCTATCTTTCGGCACCAGCTCGTTGTATAGAAGCGGACACATCCGTTTTTGTCTTGAGCTATTGTGCCACTCCATTTTATAACGCCCTGCCGGAATCCGCCTATCCTTGCCACGCTCGGTAGTATCGCCGCCCGCGGGCTCAAGGGTGAAGCACTCAAAAAGCCTTTTTCCGTCGTCCGTGATCGTTAGTTTTCCAATCGTGCCATCGTGGATATTTTTAAATCTATTTATCTTTATCTTCATAGTCGCCTCTTTCCTCAAATTTATCAAAATATTCATCGTGCCTGTTCAGCTTACTATTGATTGCCTTATCTATCGTCTCTTTGATCCATTCGGTTCCGCGCCAAGCAAGGAACCCGCAGATTGCGAGCGACGCCCTCGTATCTTTTATAAAGAAATTCGCCATCTCAAAGCCTATCCAGCCCAAAAACATCGACGTTGCAATCCCCACAATGACGCTCGTAGCCTTTTTCTTGCTATCGCTGTCGATATAATCAAGTATGCCGCCGATAAAGCCCACTAAAATGACCCAAAAATAAAACCCCACCTTGTCTAATAGTTCCATTGCCACTTCTTACATCGTAAATAAAAGCATCAGCAAGATCGAAATAACGATCTCTATGATTGCTCTTTTGCTAAGCCAAAACTTCTTAGCTCTTAGGATCATTTCCATCGCTGCACTCCCTTAGTAGTTCCTCGCAGGTCTTGTAGTAGCGCATTAGCGCTTTTGCTGCTGCGGGCGTAAAATCATAGCTCGGTTTTTTCGGCATCGCCTTGATACATTTTACAGGGATATAAACTTCTTTATACTCCGTCCTAGTTATGATGTTGGGCTTGCTGCATCCGATCAAAAACAAAGCAAAAATGCTAACGAGCCATTTCATTTATCAGCTCCTCATAAAATTTCACTTTGTTCTGACACTCGCCGTTGATAGGCTCCTTAATCTTTTCAAATTTAGTCACCACCTTTTGTTCTACCTCTTTGATATTTTTTACTTCCATATTTTTTATCCGCTCGTTTTGCAAATCAATTTTGGCGTTGCAAGCCTGCAAATTCGAGGAGCTGATCAGCTCTTGGGTTTTGGCGAACACTAGGTCTTTATTCAGCTGTTCGATCTTGCCTTTGAGACTATGGTTCCACCCCGCCAGCGCAAGGCAGGTAAGTAGAAGCGCCGCAATAACTCCAAGGTAAATTTTAAAGTTCATAGCGCCACCTCGATCGTATCAGTGAATACTATGGTGTCAAGCTCTTTTTTGTTCTTGGCTTTTGAAATTTCCAGCTCATACTGCCATTTTAGGGCGTGAAGCTTCTGCCCTCCTAGCTGGATTGCCTTTTTAATGCGTTTCAACTCCTCTTGTCCGTTTATCTTTTTCATTGAGTTATCATACATACGAAATGCCCTTATTTCGAGGCTGTCAAATATATCGATCATAGCCTCGACGTTGAGTAGGTATCGATAGCCTCCATTGATGACGCCAAAGTCCTTGAGATTGATCTTGCAACTATCGCCCATTGAATGGGTCCAAGCGGCAAGCTCTGCGGTCTTTGCTTCGCGTAGCTGCTCTATAGATGGCTCTTTTGGTGCTTCACTTAGGGCTGAAGTATCTTGATCTAGTTTTGTGATTTTTACTTCATTATTGTTTGCGTCGTAGTATGTTTTACCGCGTTCATCTTTGACGTATTGCCAAGTGCCCTCTTTAAAGCATACTGCATAACCTTTTTTAGAGGCAAGCGGTTGCGTATCCGTAGCATTAGCTGGGATTAGATATACGCTTTCCTCAAGCGGGCTTTTTTGTGCCTCGCTTTGCCCTAGATACTCCCCCGATACCCCGTCATAATTGTAGATTTTCATTGCTCTTTCCTTAATATTTGATATAGAAATTTACCGCTACGTTGCGCGGTCTATTTTCATTTGCGGTAGGTACTACTCTTGAGGCATCAAATCCTATAGAATTAATTTTATTGTCACCGCCAGCAGAGACACTCCCTCCTTGATTGGATATAGCGTATATACATCCTTGTGTAGAAAAAAAGTAACTGAAAAGAAGACCAGCTCGCGCAGTAGCTCCTGTTATGTTCCTGATAGCGTCCCCCTGTGCCGAGCCTAGTGTACGTCCAGCGTCCACGCCTCGCCCGCCATCTGTTCCTCGGATAAACTCTCCGCGCAAGTCAGGGATATTAAAGGTGCTTGAGCCATCTCCTGTTCCGTATGCCGTGCCGATAGCTTCGAAAAGCGTGCTATAGCTAGTTCGAGAAAGCGCCGAGCCGTCACAGAGCAAAAAGCCCTCGGGCGCTGACGCTCTTGCGCTCGCGATTATCGCACCTACAAAAACAGACGCGGCGGATTCTTCTTTTTTTGCGTATTGATCCGCCGCAATCCCACCCAGTTTCGCGCTATCTGCAGCTTTATCG